GCGTCAGTTTCCGACTTGCCCCAAGGACGCCAGAACATGACGAACCAAACCTTCTTGTCGAAGTCCGCGCCCCCAGACATTTGCCATCCGCTTTTTCCGAGCGAAAGGCTGTCGCCATTCATTTGAGGCATTGAGGCGCAACCCGTGGCGAGCAGCGCAAGCACTAGCGCGGCAAAGCGCATTGTCACTTCTCCCGGCGAAAGACTTCGTAGAGGCTAATTGCCGCGATGGCAGCCGCCGCAATGGCGCTCCATTGCTCCGGGTCGAGTTTCCAGCCGACCGCCGCCGTGAGCGTGGCGAGTCCGGCCCATGTGCTGCGTTCTTTGAGTCTAGCGAGGATCGTGGTGACCATGCCCTCGGCGGGGTGTCAAAGCCTAGCTTGCCAGCACAGAAAGCGCCTCTTGGCTCGCTTCTTCAAACGAATAAGGCGCGGTGGGATAGTCGCTGCGCTTCTCCTCTGGTGCGGTCACGCCAGCGACGATCATGCCATCCAACCACGCCTGCACGGCAGCGAGCTTGGCCGATGTCTTTTGCGCGGCGTCGAGCTGCAGCTTGAGGTAAAGCAGGGTTGTCGGTCGCTTGCCTGCAAAACCTTGCACGTCCACCCATTCGTCTGCGGTGAAGGTCGGCAACGGCGCAGGCGTCCCAGCAACCCACTGCCGTTCGACGCGATCCTCAAACCACACCACGTTCGGCTCCCATGCTCCCGCTTCAGGCTTCGGGATTTTGACCAGCGGCACTACGGATTCGCCCTCGGGCACATCACGCCAGTTGCCCTCGTCATCCGTGAGCAGGCTGACGAGTTGCTGCGATGGCAGAAGGCCGACTGTGAACATTTGATTAGGTTCCATAAGCTACCTCCACGGCGTCCACGCTGGCGACCCAGCGCCATATTTCGGATGTAATTCCAGTTGGGCGGATGCGGATGTAGTCGCCTGCGTCCACCGTGGCGATTTCAAGAGATGTCGATGAGGCGTTGTCCGTGCCGATAGTTACTGGCGCAAACACTTCACTGCTCGTCCCCGCCACATTCTTGGCCGCGTATTGCCGCTCGTAGGTGGCGACTACTGCGCCGTCTGATTTCACGCCGACCACCTTAATGTTGCAGAACATGACCTTGCCGCTGGGGATCGTGAGATAGGTCGTGCTGCCATCCAGCGCCATTTCCACGGCGGCGTTGGTGGTGGTTTTGCAGCGCAGGACGGCGCGGATTCTTTGGGAATCACCAGCAGAAGCGAAAGCTCCAGAGGCGTGAGAGAAAAGGCTTATCCTGTCTGCGCGACTATTGGAGCCGATAGCAAAGGTTACAGTAGACGAAGATGTGTTGCTGATTCCGACAGCAAAACTCGTTGTTCCGTTGCTTGTGTTTGTGTCTCCCAAGGCAATAGCCCTGTCGCCGCTTGCCGTATTGGAACGCCCGCCCAAAATTGCGGCTTGAAATCCGCTGGCGTTGTTTCCAGTTCCTCCCAACACGCAGGCTTCTTGCGAGGAAGCGGTGTTGTTTCCTCCACCACAAATCACCGAGCGCGTTGCAGATGCAACTTGTGTTGCCGCTGACCGCGACGATTGCAAATCGACCGCGCTGTCGCCGCGAGCATTCCCCCCGCCAGCCGCCGCGTTCGGCACTTGCAGCATGAATGCACCTGTTCCCTTCGGCACAATCGAAACCGAGACGTTCGTGCTGCCGCCTGTGGCTTGAATCGAAGCGTGGTTGACCGTGTTGTTAGGGCTGGCTGTGGCGTTGTCGGCAATGATGAAGGCCGAATCCTGCAACGTGCTGCCCCCCGTGCCGTCACTCCGCAAAATAGAATTGTCGGTGGAGCCTGTGCCGCCGCCGACACCAGCCGTCACGGTTTGCCATGACCCATCTCCACGAAGGTAGTTTGAGGCGCTAGGTGTCCCCGATCCCATCCGAGCAGGGGCAAGCGTCCCGCTCGTAATGTTGCTGGCGTTTGTCGTGTCCGTGGTCGCCGAGGCGGCGAGGCCGAGAGATGTGCGCTGTGCCGCTGCGTCTGCCGCCGTGAGCAGAGCGCGGCCTGCGGTGGTTGAGTCGGAGATGGCGGAAGCAGAGTGCGTGTGCGAGCTTGCCGCCGCGCCAACATCGGACGGAGTGCCATAAGCGAGTTTGTTGCTGGTGTTGTTCCAGTAAACGATCCGATCTGCGCCAGCATCGTCGGCAGAGATGGCACCCGAAGCGACTGAAAGAATATCGGCTGCGGTTGTCTCGATGGAGACGGTATCGCCGCCACCTCCGCCAGTTGCCGCCTCCCACGCAGCCCCGCCAGCGCCGTCAGCCGTAAGGACGTAGTTGTCTGGCGCAGACCCGCTGCTGAATTGATCGGCGTTGTCGGTTACAAGAGCAATCTTTCCGCTCGCATCGGGGATTTCTAAACTTCTTGTTTGGCCCGCCGTGACGCCCGAAACGTCAAAGGTTGCCTTTTTGCTTGTGTCGGTGGAGTCGGCAAATTGTATTTCGCCTGCAACATCGAGTTGGGCTTGCGCCGTCGCCGTTCCAAACGCTCCAACGCCGACGAGGCCGCTGCTGGTGATATGAAATCTGTCGTCGCTTGGCCCCTCCGTGCCGTCCACGATTGAAAACTTTCCGCCGCCCAATCCGCCGTCAGCATTGTTGCTCGCTGCCATTTGCCAACGCCGCCCACCTGTCCCTTTGTTTTCAAAAACTATGGACGCCCTGTAGCCGCCATTCAGAACTTCAGACGTTTCAAAAACCATGTTGGCGTCTGCGTCATCTTTGCCGACAATATACAAGTCGTTGCCGCTGGATGGCGTGTTGATGCCCACGCTGTTGAATTGAACATTGTCCGTATTGCCTAAGTCTTGGTTGATATTGGCAAACGGATCGCTTCCGCCCGCAATAGCCGCAACCCCGCCCGAAAGCGTAAGCTCATCGCCGTTATCGGGAACTTGTGCGCCATCGCCGCTGTCTAATGTAGCTTGGTTCGATGGGTTGGCCGAGTTCCATGCCGCCAGCACGGTATCCACATCGTCCACACCATCGAAGGTCAGCGTGATGCTATTGCCCGCCGTGCCTGCGGTGTTGGCCGTGATGGTGACTGCTTCGGAAAAAGTTTCGTTGTCTCCGATTCCTGTGTAGCTGGCGGCAATGGCGGGCGTGCCTGCGAGGTGACTGGCGGCGTGGGCCAACGTGCTGCTTGGCGTCCTCGCATCACTCAGCCGCGCATCATCGCCAGCGCAAAAACTCCCTGCCGATGTGCCGAATGCCCCCGCCTCGATGACGCCGTTGTTGCCTGTTTTGAGCGGGAGGTTGGCGGTGGTTCCGATCTTGCCGTCGTTGGTTAGGTTGCCGTGGGCGTGGCTTGCGGCGGCAAACGTCTCGTTTGGGCTGCGCTGTCCCTGCATATTAACCACGATCACGCCCGTGTTGCTGTTGACTCGCGCCACCACGCCCGCTGATTGCACTTGCCCGGTGGTCGGGCGGGTCGCGGTTAAAGTGCCATTGTTGCCGACAAACAATTCTTGGTTAATCGTGTAAGCGTTGGTGTTGGCCTCGTCCAATTCGCCCAAAATAATAGCGTCACCGCTGCCGTTATTGGCGAGCGTTTGCTCAAGCAGTCCCACGGCGGGCATTTTGGTGGCGTCATCAAAGTCTGCTGCTGCGACCTCGACGCGATCCGTGTCGCCCACGTTGCCCACGATATAGACAGGCGTCCCGCGCGTCAGTTGGCCGCCCGACACGTTTTTCACATGAAGGTATAGATTGCCTGCCAGCGAGCCGTGGATGTGCGGCAGGGTCGCCGTGCCCGTTGCGGAAAGGGTCGTGAATGCTCCGGTGTTTGGGGTTACGTCACCGATGGGATCGGGACTGCTCAGATCGACCGAGCCGCCACCGCTGCTTGCCCACTCGGTATCGTAGTCCGTGCCGCTGGCCTTGCGAAGCACTTGCAATGCGCTGCCGCCTGTCGGAACACCTACGCCGGGGGTTCCCTGCGGGCCTGTGGCTGCGACCTCAACGGTATTCGTCGCAGTCGTTAAAACTTCGATTACATCACCCATTAGCGCGTTACCTCCCGCGAAACTTTGGCGACTCCCTCGACAAGACGCTTGACGGCTCCGGTGGAGGATTCGATTTCTACATCGTAGACATACCGACCCGCCGTAATCGCGGACATTGAAACCGCCGAGGCTGAAAGCGTGACAAGCCCGCCCGCTGCGGAGATGACCACGCCGCCGTTGGCAGTGGTTAAAGAAAGCGCAACCGTAGCCGAGTCTGGGGTTGCTCTGAACATGGCGCGTCCGGTGTAGCCTGTAAGATTTACAATAACGTCATCGCTTTTGTAACGAAACGCCTGCGAGAGGGTTTGCCCTTGCGGAAGACAAAGATCAGCCTGCGCGGGACAGTCGCCGTAGAGGGTGTCACTCATTTGTTGCGATCCCTCCACGCCTTGCGGGCGCTCATATACGCAATGAAAACACCCATAACCAAGGCGGATACGCGCATCCCTGTCTCAAGGTGCGGGAGCAGGGAAAATATCACGCTGCCGAGGCTTGTGGTCACGCCGATGATTGGGCGGGAAATGAAGTCAAGCGGGTCGTGAAAGCTCATGGCGTCCAATTCACAATAATGCCGTTAGAAATAGTGATTGTTTGATCGTCGTTGTTTGCGTCTGGAAACGAAATCGTCCCGCTAAACGGCTGATTTGTATTTGTGCTCCCCGCCAGCGCCCGCATCATGGTGACGTTGCTGGTGTTGGTGAGGGCGGCGAGCGGGAGGCCGACGTTGGTGCGGACAACATTTGGCGCACCGAAGCTAACTGAGTCATCAAAATACCAAGCCCCCATAAATTCGCCGTTTACCATATGAATTGATCTAGAGCCCCCAACAATGGCCTCAAACGTGACCTCATTTGATACCCCCAACCCAATCGCTGTCCGAAAATTCGTGACGTTTGTGTTGGTGAGCCATGTCGCTTCGAGGCCGACCGCACTCCGCGCGTTGCTTGAGTTGGTCGCAGTCCACAAAGTGTTGAGGTTGGTGGAGAAGCCAAGGTTCTGGCGAACGATAGATGCGCCGTAGGCAAAATCGGCGTCCTCAAAGGAAAACGAGACGCCGCTTCCAGCAATTACTGGCCCGCTTATGGTCATGTCGCCGCCAAAAGCCACGCCTGCATTGGTAAACGTGAGCGTGTTCGTGGTATTAGCGACTACCTCTCCGTTGGTGGTGTTAAATCCGAGCGATTTGATCGTCTGCCCGAAGCTGGTGGCCGCGCAGAGGGTGGCGAGAAGGATGCAAAAGAATTTCATAATGTTAGAGTTTTGCGGCGGTTAGCGAGCCGTCATTCGCTACACTAATGCTCCACGTAGAGTTGTCCGGTGACTGAAGATAAAAGAAAGCAGCGGGACTTACCGTGACCGGAACGCCCCCGGTTGTCGCAATAATGTCATTGCCGAGGGTAACGAGGGCTTGCGTCACGGTTTCGATCTTGCCGCTCTGGCTTACCTCCACTTCCATCGTTGCCTCAATGCTGGCCGATGCGCTAATCGCGTTGATCAGCTCGGTCGTGTTGAAGTTAAGCGTAGCCGTTTTGCCGTAGACCGGGGTTAAGGCTTGAGCTACGGTCATAAGGGGGAGCGCGACTTGGCTTTTCGCTCCGGTAAAGGCTATGCGATAAATTCGCCCCGCAATCCCGGTCACGCGCACGTTGCCCGTGCCGATAGGCGAAATTGCTTCAAGCGCATCCTCTACCGCCGTAGTCGCGGCCCGCGCCTCAATAACGCTGGTCGTGGCCGTAAGGGTGTATCCTGTTCCCGCTGTGGTCGCCGTGTAGCTAGTTATTGCGCTAGTCGTGGCCGTTGTGTTCGCGTAGAACTGACTGCCCGAGACAAGCTGCGCGGTGTAGAGCGTCGATCCGTTACTGAACCCCGTTGGCGTCCCGAATCCCGTGACCACAAAAGCCTGCCCTGCGGCAAGCCCGTGCGAACCGCTCGTCGTAAAAAGCCCGCCTGTGACGCTGGAAAAGGTCAGAGCTTGGCTTGGGAAAGTTAGCGCAAAGGTTCCATCGTAGGCGTCCGGGCTGAAGGAAAGCACTTGCTGCTCATTGGCGGCGGTTCCTCCGGTAATCGTGCGCGCGAGTGTCGCGCTGACCGTTATGGGAAGATTCGACCACGCCTGCGCGGCAACGTAGGCCGTAGCCGTCGAGGGCGGCTTTGGGCCAATGTGCAGTTTGACCGACTTAGACGAGTAATCCAGCGGCTCGTATGCGCTGCTGCCCGTGCCTGCGGTTAGGAAATAAAGCTCGTAATCGGCATTGTCGCCCTCAAAGGCAGACAGATTAGGCGGCACGCCGCCGTTGAGTCCTGCGACGAATCTGCCTGTATCGACATCCAAGTAGAGCTTGCGCGCCATTTCTGGCGAGGGGGATGTCAAAGGAGTCCTAGCTAGGCTTGATCCGCTCTGTCGCAGCAACCGGAAAGGCGCGGGCGGGAGGCGGGGTGGGCGCGTTCTCCCTTGGCATCAAAAGCAGCCTTGGCTTCGGGCGTGTTGTCGCCGCGCTTCATGCAGTCAATGCAGTTTCCAAGCCAAGGCTTTCCGCCGTAGTAGCCAAGGGAGCAAGTGAATTGCCCTCTGTCGCGGATGCGGGTTTGGTGGGGGCAGGTCATTCTAAGAAACGGTGGCAAATTCCGACCCTTCGGTGGCATAAACAATGTTATAAGTGCCAACAGGAGAATTTTGAAATCCGCCTTTTAGCCTGCCATAACTAACGGTGCAACCCGCTGGCAATCCTTCTGGTTCTTCATATTTCTGAAAACTAACACTCCATTTTAGGCCGCTTTCGGCTGTTTCTGGATCGCCTTCAAATCCGCCATAAAGTAATTGTAATGGGCACCCATTGCCATCAATGCCCGCCCAATTACACAATGCAAATCTGGTTACGGTTCCAGAACTAAATGGGGTAGCAACTGTGTAAGTGTCTTCAAAAGTGTCTGTGATTACACTAAATTCAGTTATTAAACAATCGAAGCTCGTAAAAGCAAGAAGTGTGCCTTGCGTCCATTGGTTTGGCGCAAAATTGGCAATAGCAATAAACTCTTGCACTTCTGGGCTTTGAAGCAAGCGTCCTTCATAATAAACCTCAAAAGATTCAGTTTCCGCTGTAATTGTGTAGGGAGAACCAACCTTTGTATAAATAATGCCTTCAACTTTTACCTCGTCTGGCAAATCATCAATCGTAAAAATACTATTAAAAGCCTGCGCAGGATACATACAGCACCCCGCCTCGCAACACGAACAACTGACGCGCCGCTGGCCGTTGACCGCCTTAGTAATGATACGCCTTACCCCGCCAGCGGTCTGCGTTTTAATCGTTGCCATCTAGCAGTCTTCGGTTTGCGTCCAAGAAAGAACATTGTTGGTAATGGTCAGCACGTGCATCTGGCCTGAAACAACGGCCCGCAACGTGACCCATCGCGTCCCATTCCAGTAAAGTAAGTCTCCGACATTTGTGCCGTCTGGCATGAGTCGCGTGAGCCGCGTTCCGTCTTTTGTGTAGCGAAGATCGTAAAGTTTGGGCGATTTATCACTCTCGATCAAAGTGACCTTTTTGTAGTTTTCGTCTAGGTCTTCTGCGCGGATGCTGCGGGGAGGGGCATTGCTTCCGGGGCCGGGGCGATTCTTTAGATCGTCTCTAAATTTGTGCAGATCGGGAGCGGCCATACATTATTAGGCGGTGTCTTCGATGTAGTATCGTGTTTGCTTCACGATGACACTTGGCGTGATACTTGTTCTTGCTGTGTCGTCGGTTCGCGCAAGCGGGCGTATAAGGTTTCTTGCAAATTTTTCTACAGTAGTCGTAAACACTCCTACTCCACTAAATGCAATTAGCGCATACAGATCATCTGGCTGCGGGGGCACGAATACCGCAGACTTTTCATTGCCAACTTGCACATATTCGTGGGTGATGACTATGGGCACGTAAGACAATGCGATCCACGATCGCAGGGCTCCATCGGTATCAAGTGCAAGGGGATAAAACTTGTAAACTAGGCTTTCTCGTTCTGTTGAGATGTAACCAAAACTCCCGTTGCGGGTGATACCCGAAGCATACGATGCCGAGATGTAGCTTAATCCGTTTTCGGTCTTTACTTCCCTGTCGCTCATAAATAAGCGACCACTCAATAGATACTGCTTATTGACGGCAGATGGATAAACTGGCGGCTCGGCATCCGGGTAAAACAGATTGTCCACAGCAAGGGAATTAGTTGCTCGGCAAACAAACTCGCAGGATACGCTATAAAGTCCATTTGCCTGCTCTGAGACGCTATGCGATACCAAGGCAACGCCAGGAGAACCCGTGAGGCGGGAGGATGCGTGGACGAGGGAAGGCATGACGGATTAGCTCAAGGCGTTTTGCGGAAGTTTCTCATTGATGCTTTTCAAGAATCCTTCGCATCGTACAAGTGTGGCATCCAAGGCCAACGCCTTGCCCATGCCACTAACAGCATCTTTAAGCGCGCTTGCTGCGGTCGAAATAGATTCCCCCGCCGCCTCGCCGCCGCTTGTCATGCTGTCTTCTGCGGAACTGCCGCCAGCGGTAACGTCATCGCCAGCGCCAGAACCTCCGTCACCGAGTAACCTGCCCGCATCTTCCGCGCCCTTCTTTAGCTCGGGACTAATTTCTTCAAGCGTCTTGGTCAGTTTTGCATCGGCCCGCATACGCGTGTTGTGCGCTGACTTCTCTTGGCCCGCGCGATCCATGCGTTCGGCGCGTTCATAGGATCGGTCTCTTGCGTTTTCAGCTAGACGCACCTTATTTTCCGCGCTGCGCATATTGGCGTCTGCCTCGTTTTGTTGTGCCATGTGTGCCGCTGCCGCCTTGCTCGCCTCAAGGATGCTCATGCCGCCATCCCGGTATTTTTGATACGCCTCTTCAGACGAAGTGCGACCGAAATGGAACGCTTCGCGCATCTTGTCGAGCATTGTGCTGGTGCTATTAACCGCGCTGCTCATGCGATCGGACAGACCAGTAAAGACATTGGCCGTTGCCTCGGCGTCGATCTTGGCTTGATTGATCGCGCCAGCAAAGGATCGACCTTCTGACGCTGTTGCTTGAGCTTCTGCCTTCACTTGCGTTGCCGGATCAACCGAGGATTCCATCGCTCCGCGATACTGCTCGCCAGCATTTACGATTTCCCCAATGCGTTGGTTAACTTGGTTAATGGCTTCCGCTCCACCAAAAAGATTGACCTCAATAAGATCAGATTGCGCGGCGGCATTAGTGGCGGCGGTCACTAAAGTCTCGCCAAAGGTCGAGGCGGATTGCTGCAAATTTGCTCCCGCCGTATCCGAGACGCTTTGAAAGCCCGCACGGGCTTTTTCGATATAGCTTCCGGTGGCCGAATCGAACGAGAATTTGTAAGTCTCTGCGCCTTGCGTAACAGCATCGGCAAGCGAGGAACCTAACTTTCCCGCGACAAAAGCAACCGGATTGGTCATGGCTTGCACAAAGTCGCTGGCGAAGAACTTTGCTACGTCAAGCAACTTGGCCGCAAACCCGCTCACGCCTTGGCTAGTAACCGAAGCCCAGAGCGTGCCAAAAAGATTCATCGCGGCCTCTATTCCGTCAATGAGCAGCACGCCGAGTTTGCTGGCTCCGAAAACCAGCGCATCGGCCAGAACTTGTCCCAGCTGCGTAAATACTCCGCCGTTCACTAGCTCGCTGAAAAAATTCGTCAGCGCGTTGCCCGCAGTCAAAAACGCTGACACAAGGCTATCGCCCGCCTGTCGGAACGTGGCGTTAAGGTAGTCGCCAAGCAGCCCAAAAATCTGAGAGGGGTCAGACCAAAGCCCGCGAAAGAAATTGACTGCCCTTTCCAAAGACTCGGAAAGTCTCATGCCAAAAGCCGCGAAATCAATCTGCGCGACTGCGTTCAAGACGTTCTCAATCTCGGGCGCTATTTTTACCAAAGCCCCGGTCACAAACTCCTGCGCTTTAGTTGCTACGGCGGCGAAGGCATCGCCAATGCCGTCCAAGGATGTTGCGGCTTGATCGACCGCATCGGGATAACTTCCTAGCTGACTGCGCGCAGAGGCAAGATCGGCATCCATGTTTTGCAGGAGGGGCAACAACTCGCCGCCGCTTTTCCCGAATACGGCGATAGCGGCGGTCGCGCGCTCGGCGGGGTCACTAATGGAAGAAATGCTCCGGGCAAGGGTCGCCATTTGCTCGGTGGGAGTTTTCCCTGCAAGGTCATCGTAGGAAAGGCCGAGGCCCGTCATCGTTTCGATTTGTTGCTTTCCGCCCGTCGATGCTTCCACCATGAACTTTTGCAGGCGATTAAGCATCGGGCCTACGGCTTCGCCGCTTGAGCCAGCGTTTTGAAACGCGCGTTGCAATACGGCCAAGTTGCCCGCCGTTTCCCCGGTTCGTGCGGATAGTTCCGCTAACTGCCCTCCGACATCGATCGCTTGCTTGAATGTCTGGACGGCGCTTTGCGCGCCCAAAAAGGCAGCGGCCACGGTTCCGATCTTGGTAGCGAAGCCGCCAAAGGCCGAGGCCATGTTTCCTACTTTGCCGCTGAAGTCTGCCACGGTCTGCTGAAATCCAGCGAGCCGCGCGTTTAGTCGGTCAACTGTCTGCGCGAACGACTCGTCCTTTGCGGCAAATGATGTTGTTACGTCGGCCATTTTACCTATTAGCCCGCTGACAACTTTGCTTGCGCCCGCAGCGTGCCTTTAATGGCTTGGTTCATGTATTTGACGAAGTTATCTCGCGCCAGCGTCAGAGCTTGCTGCGCTTGTGCGGGGGTTAAAACAGTAGAACACCACGGCGTTGAGTTGGTCATTTTGACCTTCGGATTGATCGGATCGGCGGATAGGTCGGCAATCGACCCGGAGGCGCGGCCCTTGTTGCGCGTGACCCACTGTGGGATGCCGCGCGTGGCCGAGCTTGCGCGATTAAGCGGGATCGCTTCGGCGCACTTGGCCCATCCTGCTTTGGTTAATCCGACCTTGCGCTGAGTCGTTTCGACGTATTTCTCAAGCTGTCGCTCGCCCTCAATAATAAGTTGCGGCCTTGCTCCGCTTACTCTGCCCCTGCTGTCTCTGCTGGACTTGTGCCGCGAAGGCTCGAAGCCATCAATCTGCGCATCGGTAAATCCGATGTCGGCGGCGATCTTTGCCAGCGCGCCCGTGTTGCCATCCATTTGATACTTCAACATTCGCACTCTGAAGTTTTCCGCGCCCTTGGACGATTTTCCGCGACTAGCGTAGTAGCCTGCCACGGCTTGCGTTGCCTGCTTTAAGAACTTTGCCCCGGTGGCAGGATAATAGACCTTGTAAATGTCTCGCGCCACGGCTGTCTCTCCTTTAGCCTTGGCGGTATCGTCTGTTCCAAAAGGCTGCGTTTCGGTCGCCAAATTAACGCAGGAAACCCGCGCGAATTGTCGCACAGCTTCGCTTGTCTCCTTACCAACAATGCGCCCAAACTCAGCCAAGCGACCCCGAAGATCACTCGTATCAGTCATTGCTGTAATCTTCATTGGCGTTGGCGAGGGACTTTCTTATCTGGGCAGCAATGTCCACCGACCCACGACCCTCGTTCATGCTGTGCGCCCACCGCATCTTGCGGCCCGCCTTGATGTCATGCCATAGGATCATCTGCAACCCCATCGCAAGAGGCAATCGACGCAGGATGTAGTCCGCGCTCCAGCCCGTCACGGAGGCGATGAGCGTCAGATAGGACGCTTGCCATGACGGGCCGATGCTTTTCCCGGTCGAACGAGCTTGCTCCCGGTTGGCGCAGCGGCGACTTCGCTTTGCGCGGCAAAGTATTCCGTGACGGATTGTTCGATGATCGGCAAGGCATCGGTCAACATCTTTGGGTCATTGAGCGGGCCGCGCAGAAAGGCGCGCACGCCTTCGCGGAACTCGTCTCGTCGCCAGATAACCTCGGCTACAATGTCGGGATCGGCGGCGTGGATGTAGATAAACTCGCCCGTTGACCAAATCGCGTTGGCATTGGCTGCGCTGACCCGCTCGCCCTTCATTCCTTTGATAAAGAAGTTCTCGACTTCAAAAAGGTAAGACAGGGTTTCTGCCGTTATCGGGCGCACGGTTAGTTCCCCTAGCTTGCGACCCTTGCTTAATATGGCTTTGCTCAAGATTTCGGGTCGGGACTCTTGCAGGATTTCTTCGTCGGTGGCGATTGCTTCGATGTGGCTCATAATAGTTTTTGCATTTGTTGAATATCCCGCGCGGATGCGTCCTCGCGGACAAAGCCGATAGAGTCGCGCCCGTAAATCTCGACCATGCGCGGTGTGGCCTTAACGATCATCAGCGCCAGATCGCGCCATGCGCCGTTGGCATAAGCCAGAGCAACCGGATCGCTGTCCTTGACTAATTCGCGCAGCCAGACAAGGCGGGAGCGAAGGGCTTCGGGCGTTTCGCTGCCGGGGTCTTGCTGCTCAATCTCCGTCCAGCGCGCGGCAATGCGCCCGCATTCGCCCGACTCAAAAAGGAAGGTGACGATGGTGTTGCCGTCACGACGAACTTGGCGTGTGCACGGAGGGCGGCGAAGCGTTTGCCCCAAAGATAAAAGCGCCGTAGCGAGGCGCGTAGATGAGGTAAGGAATACCTCGTCGTTCTTGATGGACTCTTGCAGCATGAAATTTGAATTTGTGCTGCGGGATTACGCGCCCGCTGCGTTCGCGTTAGAGGGAAACTCTTAGAGATCGGGGTATTGCGTGGCCTCGACGGCGAACTCGTTGAACCCTTCGGAGGTCTGGTTCAAAGTCACGGAGTCCACGACAACTTTGCCGCCAGTAATGCCGCTTCCGCTTGTCGTGCTGGCAATCGTCAGCGCAACGCCGGGGGCGGCGGCGGCAACTCCGGTAGAACCGTTGAGTGTGCCCGAAATAGAAATCGTGGCGGTAGGCTTGTAATAGGAAACCGCAACAACGTCTCCGTCATTGTCCATAACCTCTGCTTTTTCGCGGCTTACCGCGCGGGAAAAGCTGTTGATGATGATTCCGGTTTCGGCGGTTGCGCCAAAAACCACCGAAGTAGCGGCGGAAGAAGAAACGATAGTTGCGGCCATGCTTGACCCCGCCTGTCAACCACTAGGCTAGGCGGGACACGTGGACGTTGAAACGCAGTCCGCGCACAGCGTGTCGATCCTGCCGCGAGAACTCCATGCCGCTCTGACGGACAAGGCCGTGAAAGGTCACAGACGAGCGCGAGTCCTTGAGGACAAGCAAAAGCTGCGGGTCTTCCATCATGGCGACAAGGGCCGACCACAGCCGATCCGTGTATTCCTCCGGGGAAGGATCGCTGTCGTTGAGCTTATCCATCAGGGTCATGGCCGAGACGGCGACTTGCACCTCATAGACATCCCCGGTCGGGATTGACTCGCGCAGGCGGGCCGCGCGCACGACCACGGCGGGAAGCTCAAGGTCGGTTCCGACATCGGCGCGGGTCACATTGACTTCGCTTAACTGGTAAGCGCGCAGATTAAAATCGATCATATCCGCGACTGCTTTTTCGACCGCTTCCTCTAGCGGCTCGGGGGCGCGGCGTTGGATCGTCTGATAATTTAGCGGCGGTGACTCTGGCATGATAAGATGAGTTCTTGCCCGTCTTGCGAGCGTTCGATGGAAATGACGCGATAGGTGGTAGTGACGCCTGCGCTGGCAACGTCTAGCTTGCTTCCTACCTTGACCGAGCGTGTGGTCGTGGTGGACTTAACGTGCAGACCGACATCGCGAGCGGGTAGAAATCCGCCCTCTTCGATGTCCGCGCCCGTGGTTGACTGCGTAACCGCCGCGCTGAATGTCGCCTCGCCAAAGGTCACCGTTGCCGGGAGGTCGGCAATGATGCTGTCGAGTTCGGTAGCGAGCCGCGCTGTGTCGAGGGCCATGCTATCCCCCTTCTGTCAATGGCTTCTGAAGGGTCGTGGTCGCGCTGGAGAAATTGTAGCGGTGCAGCACTTGCGGGATGTGCGCCTCCGTTTCGGCCTCGGCCCATAGGTGGCGCAGCCAAAGCACATCTTCCTGCGCGCGGACTTGTGGAACGGCGTAAGCAGAAGCCAACTCCCGGCGCCAGACGCACCAGAACCACGGCGGGCGTTTGGTCACTAGACCGGGGCGGAAGGGTTCCAATTCGTGACCGAGGCGGCAGTTGATCCTGCCTTCCGCGCCATCGACTGTCGCCCATTGATCGAACGTGATTACGTCCCGGTCGTGGCGGATGTTGTCGAGCACTAGCTCAAAGTAGCCTTCGCACAAGGCGTCATCGTCATCTAAGAAGGTGATATATTTTCCACCCGCTGCGCGTAGGAGCTTGTTCCGCGCCTCCCCGATACCGCTCAAGCAGTTGTCGCGCATCATTAGTATCTCGACGTTGCGGCCCCTTACGCGGCCTTCTAGCGACCGGAACAAGGCATTGGCTTCTTGCTCGCGCTCCGTGATCGTTGGAATCAGAACGGACAACTCCGGTATTGGCGCGCGTTTCATCGCACAAAAATCACGTTTTCAGTATTCATCGCGGCAACTCTGAAGGATGAGGGCATGGTGATTTCCTGCGCCCCGTCATGCTCTAGCACTACGGCTTTGACTCCAAAGCGATCAAAGTCGAACGCACTGGCGATTTGCACGCTGGTTCCCTCCGTGTCTATGCTCACAAGGTCGATTTGCGGGGGCAGCATCCACATGAGTTCGGTCATGCTGAGTGTCGCGGCAGTCATGGCAATGTGCTTGCCGCTCACGCGCCCCGCCCATTTGTCACGATGCCATGTCTCTGTCGTGCTAATCGCCCCGTCATTCTCAGCATCCTTGGGCATCAGCCATACCGATGCAGGCGGCTGCGCGTTAATCGTCACGGCCCCGGCGACGATGCGGATGCGAGGGTTGTCTTTGTAGGATTCGATCAAATCGACCAGCCCGTAAGGCGACATCTCGACCATGACGCCAGACCAGCCGCGCTCAATCAGCGCGCGAGTGTTGGAGTGGCGAGTCGGATGAAATGCGCCGATCTCCAAAAATGTGCCGTCTGCCTTGTCGCCAAAATAGTCGAGCAAGACCGCCTCTTCGTTGTTCTGCGAATAGCTCATGGGTGGCGGGCTTGAAAGATTGCCTTTGCTCTTTCGTATTCGGCGGGGTCATTGCCGCGCTCGTAGGTCGCATCCATCTGCACCTTGTCGTTGAAGAACGGATGGTGGTGACGAATGACAATGTGCGGGGCTTCGATGATTGCCCTGGCCTTGGTCGCGGTTGCGGTAAGATCGTTGTCGGAATACACGTTGCGATATTCTCCGTGGAACAATCCGTGCTGCTCATACCAGCGGCGGGTCACGATGGCGCAAGTCAGCAAGCCGTCTGTGCGGTTGCCGTCTGCTACGCGCAGCACGCGCGGCGCGAAGATGTTGCCGCCGAGCGCGTCGAGGATTTGCCGATCCCAGCCCGCAGGCGGCTCAAAGTCATCAGCCATCTGAATCAAGACATCGCCCGTCGAGCAGAGCGCGGCCACGTTCCACGCCTGCACCGAGTAGCCGCCCTGTGCGGAGATTGTGCAACGGAATCGCCGCAGCTTGTCTTGGGATTCTTCGTCATCGGCGTCGATGGCAAAGATGTGCTCGACGGACATCGGGTTTTCAGCGCGAGACATCCACAAATTCATTGCCTGTATTGCCTGCGCCCAGCGCCCGCGCGTGGCGTGCAACAGAGAAATGCGGGGTTTGCCGCCTTCCTCTAGCATCTTCGTTTCGATCTTCGCGGCCTCGTCCTCTTTGCCCGCTAGCCTGTGCGCCCATGCGAGGGTCGCGTAGCCCTTCCAGTTGTAGCAATCGGGGCGGTGCGTCCACTCCGGTATCTTGGGCAGCGGTATGGTCAGCGTATGCTCGGCGGTCTTTAGTGCGTCCTCCGTCTGCCCCGCGTCCATTTGCAGCAAGGCGAGGATGTTGTGCGCCTCTCGGCGTTGCGGGTTGAGCTTGATCGCTCGCTGGCATAGGTCTTGCCCGTGAGCGTTCTCCCCGGCGAGCAGGGCGAGGTTCAGAAAGACTTCGTAGCGATAGACCCCATCAAGGTCTTTCATCCGCAGGGCTTCCAGCCCGTAGCGCACGGCCTCTTCTTTGTTGCCTAGGAGGTAGTATTCGTAATGAAGGTAGAAGGCTAAGTGCTGCGCCTCTTGGTAGCGCCAGCGCAGGATGTTGATGTTGCGTTCCTGCGATCCGGTCTTCTCGCCTAGCGGTTCATGAATGACCCGGATGTTGCGATTGACCCGCACCTTGAGCGAGTCCTTGTCCTTGTCGTTGCTGACCGGGACGCACTTTTCATGCACACCGTGAAACCATGCGGCGGTTCCGGTGCGGAATAGCCGCTCGCGCCAAACGGCCTTGCCGTGATTGGGCAGGACATACTCCGCAAGTATCCAATCCTCGACGGTTTCCTCGCAGGCTTTACGGATCGTCTCGCCCATGCCTGCGGGCAACGTATCGTCGCAGTCCATCCACATCAGCCACTCGGCCCCGGTATCCGCGCCAAGCTGAAAAGCCATGTTCCGCGCTGCGGCGAAATCGTCCACAAACGGCCACGATGCGGTCGCGGGGCTGTTGCGGTATTCCCCGATAATGCAACCGCGCTCACGGGCAACGTCGAGCGTTTGGTCGGGCGTCTGGCCCCCTACGGCGCGGACAACAACAACGATATCGGTTACGGAGAAGGCAGAGTCGAGAGCGCGGCTAATTAGGCCCGCCTCGTTGCCTGCAATCAAGCAGACGGCAATTTTCATCTGCCCGAGGGCGTCTGTCAAAAAGCAGAAACCCCGCCTCCCGGCGGGGTTCCAGTGAACACACAGAACAGTTTTTTAGGCGTAGGAGGTGTCGATGCCGATGGCGCAGCTGGTGTCGATCAGCTTCTCCGCCGTGTTGTGGCGGCAGCGGATGACGTTGCTGCGGCGAGCCTCGTCGCGGTAAGTCTCGGTGACCAGCGGTGTCGGGCTATCCTCGTTCCAGAGGAGGGTGCGACCCAGACCGCCAGCGGTGAACTCACCTGCGCCAAGCTTGGCGAGGACGATCTTGCTGTTGCCCCAGATGAAGGAACCGGAGTAGCTCTGGCCCTTCTTCGCGCCGTTCTTGGCAGCGCGACCGATGAGGACGCGCGAAACATTAAGAGCGGCGGCAACTTCCTCGGCGGAGGCAGGGCGGGCCTGCGCCACGTTTTTCACGGGGCCGAAGATGTTGTTGAGAAGCTTGGTGCTGCGACGGATGCGGTTGAACACCGGGAGAGAAAGGATCACCGTGTCGGCAACCACGTTCTTCTTGGCGAGTTCCGTCATCGCGTCATCGACATCTTTGGCAACGTCGAGGGTATCGACCGAGCCAGCGGTGTAAGCGGCGTTTGCGCTGATCGCGCTGACGCTGCTACCGAAAACTAGGTCGGCAACGCGCTGCTCATGCGAGAGCATAAGCGAGTTGTTGAGGAAGGTCGCGCTCGACACTTCAACGTCAAAGTAGCGGCCAAGGTCAGCAGATGTCTCGTCGGGCAGAAGCTCTTCAAGTTCAAAGCTGGTGGTCGCGTAGTTGTCGGTGGTGAAGCGGCGAGTGACGCGCGAGCGGTTCGCGCCGGGATCGGTCTTCAGCGCGTCGAGGTTATAAGCCTCACCGCCGCCGAGTTCGATCTTCACGTATTCACCGGAGCGGGCGGCAACCGAGTAGATCGGAAGCACCTCAAGGCCGATGAAGGGAAGGGCGTTGCTGTTGCTCGCCGCCTCGAAAACAGCTTGGCTGATTTCCGCGCGGGGAAGTGCGTTAGAGTTTGCGTATGCCATAGTGGTATCCGATTAGAAGCTCTTGCTCGGCACGGCGACTTCAATGATGTCGTTGGTCGTGCCAGCGTTGATTGCGAAGCCCACAGTAACACCGCCAGCGGAAGCGACTTTGCCGTCAGCAATGGCGTGAATCGCCGAGCCGACCGCAACGCCCGCGCCCGAAACGGTGGCGAGGAAGGTGGGGTGAAAGAGTTTGACGTTCACAGTCTGATCCGCCGAAGCGTCATCTTGTGTGAACCCGATGGCGGCTCCGTTGGTTGCAGCCACGACTTCGTTTTCCGTGGTGTGCAGTTTGACCAAGCGGAACGCGCTGATTGCAACGTCAGCGATGAAGCTGCGGTTTAGGGAGTCAACTTGTGATGCCATAGTAGTTTTAGGTTAGAGAGTGCGAATGCCGCTGTTACGGGCAGCAAGGAAAAGTTCAGGGAAGCGAGCGATGACGGCTTTGGTGGCCGATGTGCCGCTCAAGCCTTCGGACTTAACGAGGTCGAGGGCTTCGTTGAAATTGGTAGGAGTCTTAGGCTCGGCCTTGACTTCGGTGGCAACGGCAACCGAAACGGGCTTTGCGCCGAAATTGGCGACGAGGGCTTTCAGTTCGGAGACTTCAGCGGCCAGCTTGGCGCTCATGTCTTCCTTTTCTTCGTCGTGCTCGACCATCGCTTTGTCTTCGGTCATTTCCTCGGGCTTGTCCTCGGTCATTTCCTTCTCTTCGTCCACTTCAAGAGCGGCGAGCTTGGCCTGCATATCGGTCATTTCAGCGATGACCGGGGCCAGAGCGGCAGCGATAGCGTCAGCGATTTGCTTTTCGTCCATAGCCTTTTTCTCGCTGTCAACCTTAACGCTAAACAGCCCCGTGGGATTAGCCGCCGGGGCATCGACCAGATCGGCGCTGTAAATCTCCGTGCAGCGCGCAAAGACAATATCGTTGTCGCTCTCTTCGTGTTCGCCCGTGAACGAGATCGAAAGACCGAATGTGTCGGGCATAAGCTCGGCCATTTCCAAGATGCGAGCCGTGGCATCGTGATTCTTAAGCAGGAACAAGTCGGCGCGTAGCTGATCGCCGTCGATGCGGAAGTTTTTCAGCGTTCCGACAATCTCGTTGAATCCGGTGTAGTGATCCGTCTTCACTTTCAGCCCGCCCGCATAAGTCTCGGCGGCGGCTTTCACTTCAACCAACGTTTGCGCGTCGATTTGCATTCCGTGGCCCTTGGCTTCGCCAACCGTAATGACGCTAACGTCAGAAATGGTCGCAGCCTGCGCGTCGATCTGTCCTTGCAGAACAGCGAAGTCGGTCTTGGTCATGCAAGACGCGATCTGTCAAAAGGTGGAGGCGGGGGGCTTTCACCCCCGTGCCAGAGGCCGCAGCCTCGGTCGAAGCAATCGCCCCCGTTAAGTGTTAGCCTTCATCGTCATCGACGGCATCCATCTGTGCCGCGCGGGCCGCAGCCCATGACGCGCCTGCATCGCCGCCCCATAAGGCCCACGCGATACGGCCAGCAGACGGATAACCGTCTTGCCCCGGCTTAAATCCTTCGCCCTGCTTATCGACTTCGTGACGGGCAAAATAGCTGTTCATGCGGCGAATCGTGTCCGGTGAAAGATTGGCGCGGTTCATTAGATCACGCGCGCGGGCTACTCCGACTTCCGTTCCGCCGCGTCCGTATTCCTCGCGCCACTCAAGGCCGCGCTTGGCCTCGACCGCGAGAGCGGCGGTTGGCTTAAAATTGATGTGCGCGTATTTTTTGGGGATCGCAAACTGCGATAGCTCCTGTTCCGGTGCGGACGGCGCTGGAGCCGTGACCGGGGCGCGGTTGGGATCGGTAGCGATAGACTCTTTGCCTCCGCTAATCTCGGCAGGGCTTACGTCCATTTCTTCCGCAAGCTCGCGGATATACGCCGCCTCCTTGGCGCGCTGTCTCATGCTGGCCTGCCAATCGTGGCCCGCCTCGCCGTAGAGTTCGGCGGCGGTAGCAAGGCCCATGCGCCAGAGTTCGATGTCGGCGCGAGCGTCACGGCCCGCGTCGATGCTAACCGATCCCGGCCATTGCCATTGACCGAGCGTGACTTCGGGGCGGTTCGGCAGGAGTCGCTTGGCGGCGGCATCCATCAAGGCGAGGCGCACGACTTTGTTGAGGAATTGCGCCTCCAACTGATAGCGCCAGAAGTCGAACGTGCGCTCGGCTTGGCGAAGGTCTTTGCGCGCTTCCGGGCCTGCGCTGGTGCGGTCGAGGATAACGCGAGCGGAAGCGCCAAGGGCGCGGCACATCCGGTTCTCCAAGTATTGCACGAAGTTGGCGAAGGCGGCGGCAGGGCGATCGCCGCTCTTGAACATCTCCATCGACTCGCCAGTATTCAGATAGTTAATGCGCCCCGGCTCCAGCGCCGTCAGCTTAATCTCGTTGCCAAATTGGTCTTTCTCCCCACGCAGCACGGAAGCAAGTTCCTCGTCCGCGCCGTATTCGGTCTTGACCACGCCCGCCTGTGAGGAGGCCCACCGCGCGGCGAGCTTTTCGTATTCGATCAAGTCGGCTACGTCCTGCGCGTCATCCAACATCGGGGCGAGAACCGAGCGGCCCCGGTATTCGTCGGGGCGAGTGAAGTTGGCGATGTGGCAGAAGTTCTCCGCGTCGATTTCCTCAAAGTTCAGATAACGCCCGGAGCGGTCGCGCTCATACACGCGGTATTTGAGCGGACGCCCGCGCGGGTCGATCTGCACCCCGCCGATATAGGCAGGGTCGTTAAGGTCGAGGTCAATGTCCCGCCCGATCCGGTCGGCGGTCACGGTCTGAAGTTTGAGGTCATCCCCGTCGCGGACAAGGATCACGCCGCAATCGCCATCGACAAGGACGGCGCGGAAAACGAGTTGCGTAAGGCAAAGGAGCGAGTGGCGTCCGGTCAAGTCGCAGTTTGCGAACCATTGATTCAGATACGCCTCAACGTCTTGGTCAAGGGCCGTGTCGCCCGTGCGGGCTTGGTAAGAAAGCGTGCCTGCCGTGTGAATGACGAAATGAGTGAGGATCGCGCGAACGGTGGAGAAGTTATCGTCCAAGTCACGGGCGCGGTTCATTAACCGGATGCGCTCGGTCGTTCCCCCGATCTGCTCGGCGGGCATATTCTGACGGGCCTGCGGGCGGGCGCGGGTGATCTTGGCCGCGTCGAAGCGCGAGAAGGCGGTTAGCTTCTGCCGCGCAACCTCCCGGCGCAGGGCCGCGCGAGGGCTGAACAGGGCGATGGTCTGGTCAACAAAGTTCATGAGCGGACGCCCGCAAAGGATGCGTAGGTCGTGCGGCGGCGAGTGTTAGAAGCGCGAGTCAGCGCGGCTTGAATGTCGCCAAGCGTGTTTCGCATTTCCGTCAAATTGGCGCGGGACAGGCTGCGCCCGCCGATGGAATAGCTGACGCCATTGGTCGCAACGGCCTTGATGGCGGCAACATACTCGTCGCGCAACTCCTCAAGAGTCGCAACGGGTAAGCCGTAAAAATCAGAACGCGCCATGCTTTTGCCAAACTGTCAAAGGCCAAGCACTCGCAGGATGACCCGACAAGTGGCCTCGACCGACCAGACAAAGCCCAAGGCGGCGAAGCAAAACAGGA